CAGGAAGTGATAGATAAGAGCCGTTTCACATATAACTGGGCTATTAAAAACGGAATTGCCAAAGAACAAGCTCGCGCCGTTTTGCCAGAAGGAAATACTATGTCTCGGCTTTACGTGAACGGTACTCTTCGTTCGTGGATTCATTATATCGAGCTAAGGGCGGGTAATGGGACTCAAAAAGAGCATATCGAACTCGCAGAAGCCTGCGCTCAAGTAATCCAGAAGGTATTTCCTCTACATGATGAATAAAGCCGTAATAAGTAACAGGATATACCTGTCTGCTTCTATCGAAATGCAGCTAGAACTCGACAAAGAGTTGACATATACTATTGCTTCGTATAACCCTAATGATCCTCCTCAGATTATCAAGAATATGTCACGTATTCGACCTGACTTGGTTTCTATACCTGTGGGAAGAACGGATTTGATCCCAAAAAACTACGAAATAGTAGACAAACGGTTGCAGCCAGAAGCAGACTTTCCTGACTTTAAGTTTGATTTACGGCCAAGCCAGCAGGCGGTTTTCGATGAACTTGAAGACAACTGTATAGTAAACGCATGGGTCAGTTGGGGTAAGACTTTTACAGGATTAGCTCTCGCGGGAAAATTAGGTTTAAAAACGCTCGTAATTGTGCATACAGTACCGCTACGAAACCAATGGGCAAAAGAGGTAGAAAAAGTTTATGGTATTACGCCTGGGATTATAGGTAGCGGCAGATTTGAACTTGATGCTCCTATAGTAATAGGCAATACTCAAAGTTTATACCGAAATATTCCCAAAGTAGCAAAGGAGTTCGGAACCATCATACTAGACGAGATGCATCATGTTAGTAGTCCGACTTTTTCCAAACTTTTAGATACGAATTACTGTAGATATAAGATAGGACTTTCAGGGACTATAGAAAGAAAAGACGGCAAACACGTAGTATTTAGAGACTACTTTGGAAGTAAAATCTTCAAACCCCCAAAGGAAAACTATATTACGCCTAGAGTAGAATTAGTACATTCTGAGGTTAGATTTATGGATGGAGCCAAAACCCCTTGGGCTAATCGAGTAACTGCGCTATCAACTAATGAGGAATACATACACAGTATCTCCATGCTAGCGGCAGCCTACGCTGCAAGAGGGCATAAAGTTCTGGTAGTTAGTGATAGAGTAAACTTTTTAAAGACTTGTTCGCGACTAGTAGGAGACAAATCTATCTGTGTTACAGGGGACGTGCCTCACGAAGAAAGAGAAGCTCTTATAGAGCAAATATTAACGGGGGATAAAAACGTATTATTTGGCACTCAAGCAATTTTCAGTGAGGGAATTAGCGTAGATAGTTTATCTTGTTTAATTCTAGGAACCCCTATAAATAACGAACCTCTTTTAACTCAGTTAATTGGTCGAGTTATAAGAAAGCGAGAAGGAAAACAGCAGCCCGTAATTGTAGATATACAGCTACGTGGAAACACTGCTAAAAGACAGGCCTCCAACAGAGTGGGGCACTACATGAAAGAAGGCTATGACATTCAGTACATTTAAAAAAATAGTTCTTGACAAATGCTTAATTATTTGGTATAATAATGCTCTTATTTAATTGGAAGAAAGTTTACGAGAAGTCACAGGGATCTACAAATGCTATTGTAGACATTCTTGGTATGATTCACTACAAACGAATACCTTACAATAAGTATGACCCCTTATACAAGTACGCAGACATAAATTTTTCGGGGGATAGTTTTTTATTAAACCCGAAAGGACTTTTGGAGAATTCACACAAGTATTCTTCAAAAGAGATAGCAGTATATACTGCTATAGCCGCAAGAAGAAAGCTATCAGACTATCTAGCTTTCGGAACAAAAACTCTGAGTATCTCGTATACTCCAGACAACACGTTATCTTTATTAACTAAAAATAGACTACTTCATATAGAAGATACTAAAATATTTTTTATATTTGAGGAAGCCCACCGGAGAAAGTAAAACATGGCAATTTCATTCAACAAACAAAAAGGTTCAGCCAAGAAAGGCAGTAACGACAGCTACAAATATGTAGATGGCGATAACAAAGTACGTATTGTAGGCGATATACTAGCTCGATATGTATATTGGATTAAAGGCGAAAACGAGAAAAACATTCCTTTGGAGTGTCTCTCTTTTGATCGAGACGCAGAAGCGTTTACAAACAAAGAAAAAGATTGGGTTAAAGAATTTTACCCTGACCTTCGTTGTGGTTGGTCTTACGCTACTCAGTGTATCGACCCTACAGACGGTAAAGTAAAAGTATTGAATCTAAAGAAAAAACTTTGGGAACAAATTATGACTGCCGCTGAAGACTTAGGCGACCCTACTGACCCCGAAACGGGCTGGGATCTTTGCTTCAAGCGAGTAAAGACCGGACCGTTGCCTTATAACGTAGAGTACCAGTTGCAGGCTCTTAAATGCAAGTCTCGCGCTCTAACTACTGCCGAGCTAGAGGCCACCAAAGATTTAGCCTCTATGGATTTGGTAATGGCTCGTCCTACGCCTGATGCACAAAAAGAGCTATTAGATCGTATTCATTCGTCTAAAGAAGATGATAGCGTAGATGAGTCTTTGGAAGACGAGTTTAAGGTATCATGATTCTGTTTACCGCCGACTGGCACATAAAGCTGGGACAAAAGAATGTCCCAGTTTCATGGGCAAAACAAAGGTATTTTGACTTCTTCCGCCAAGTACAAAAGTATGACAGCGTATGCGATTTGCATATTATTGGGGGCGACCTGTTTGACAGGTTGCCTTCAATGGAAGAGTTAGAGCTATATTTTCACTTTATAACAGGAGTAAAAATAAAAACCATTATCTATGACGGCAATCATGAAGCTACAAAAAAGCATAAAACTTTCTTTTCAAACCTATCTGAGATTACCAATCGAATAAATCCGTTAGTTACTGTTGTTACTGAAACTTTTACGGATACAGATATAGGCTTCACTATATTACCTTATGCTGACTTACACAGAAAAGGTTCTATAGAAGCCCTAGATAACACTATACCTCTATTTACTCATGTAAGGGGCGAAATACCTCCCCATGTAAAACCAGAAGTAGACCTAGAAAGATTTAAGGACTTTCCTGTAGTATTCGCGGGCGATTTACATTCCCACAGTAACACACAAAAAAATATTGTGTACCCCGGCAGTCCCTTGACAACTTCATTCCATAGAAATGAAGTAAAGACAGGTTGTTTGTTAATAGAGGCCGACTGGTCTTGGGAATGGCAAGAGTTCTATCTACCACAACTTATTAGAAAAACTGTAACAGACCCCGCAGATATGCTGCCTACAGCATGGCACCATACCATCTACGAAATAGAAGGGGATATACAGGACTTAGCTAATATAGAGGATTCTTCCTTGCTAGATAAAAAAGTAGTTAAGCGAAATACAGAGACAAGCTTGGTCATGGATAAAGATATGACAATAGTAGAAGAACTAGCCGAGTACTTAAACTATATTTTAGAAATCGAGGAACGTAAAATACCTCAAATAATAGGAACTTATAATGATTACGCTTCAAAAGCTCAGCTGGAATAATTGTTTTAGCTACGGAGAGGGTAATGAGCTAGTTCTTGACGATAATACGGTAACACAGATTATCGGCACTAACGGGGTGGGGAAATCCTCCATCCCGTTAATTATAGAAGAAGCTTTATACAACAAAAACTCCAAAGGAATAAAGAAAGCAGACATCCCTAATAGGTATATAGATAAAGGGTATAACATTAAGTTAGAATTTTCGAAAGGAAACGACAATTTTTCTGTAGAAGTAACTAGAAAGGCCGCTGTAAAAGTAGTTTTAAAAAAGAACGGAGAGGATATATCTAGCCATACAGCGACTAACACGTACAAATCTATACAGGGTATTATTGGTGTCGACTTTAAAACGTTTTCACAGTTAGTCTACCAGAATACTAATGCTAGTCTTCAGTTTCTTACTGCGACTGACTCTAATAGAAAGAAATTTTTAATAGACTTATTGCGTCTTGAAAAGTACGTTGAGTTATTCGAAATATTTAAAGACGCATCAAAAGAGGCCAGTACGATGGTTTCTTCTGCCAAAACAGAAATTGCGACTATCAACTCTTGGCTGACAGATAATAAATTGAAGGATACCAATGTACAACCTCTCATAAAAACAGAAATTAACACGGAAGTAGATGAGAAAGAGCTAAGTAAACTAACGGTAGAGCTTGAAAATATTTCTGAAAAAAATACTCAAATCGCAAAAAATAACGATTTGATAAAAACTTTGCAAACTTTAGATTTAAGCAGGGCACAAGAGACCTGTAGTCTGCCTATTAAATGTACCAAAGAACAGTGGAAAACTTTGTATGGCTATTTAGGACAAATAGAAGCAGCCGAACAAGCTCTAGAAAAACTCTCTAAGTTAGGAAATATTTGCCCTACGTGTACGCAAGATATTGATACAGCCCGGCATACAAGCCTTTGTGATGATCGCTTACAGCTTATAACCAGCTTAAGTGCCAAAGTCACAGAACTTAAAGAAGAGGTCAACGAAATAGACAGGTACAATAACGAAATAGTTGTAGCTAAACAAGCTGAGCAAAAGTGGACAGATACCTTTCGCTCTATTAACAGATCGCTGCCTTCGTCCATAGTAGACCCTGAAGAGCTGCGCGAGAATATAAGTGAGTTGTGTGTTGTTTTAAAAGAAAAGCGCGGTAGAATTAAGGACATTAACTCGGAAAACCAAGAAATAGCAAAAAGAAATACCCGTATTCAAGTTATACAAGAGCAAACCCAAGAGTTTATTACTAAGCTAGGAGAAGCAACTAAAAAGTTAAGTAAGTATGCGGACAAAGATGCAGATTTAGAAGTATTGAAGAAAGCTTTTAGCACAAACGGGCTAGTAGCTTATAAGATAGAAAATTTAGTTGTAGAGTTAGAAGAAGTAGCAAATAAGTACCTAGCAGAGTTATCTGACGGAAGATTTACTTTAGGTTTTAATGTACAAAAAGATAAATTAAATGTTGCCATTACTGACAACGGAAACCCTATAGACATTCTTGCTTTATCGTCGGGCGAGTTAGCGAGAGTTAATACGGCTACTCTTATTGCAATAAGAAAGCTGATGAGTAGTATATCGAAATCAAAAATCAATATACTATTTTTAGATGAAGTAATCAATGTACTTGATGATGTTGGTAGAGAAAAGATGGTCGAACTGCTAATTAAAGAAGAAGAACTGAACACTTATATTGTATCACACGGGTGGACACATCCCCTGCTAGATAAAATAGAGGTTGTCAAAGAAACAAATGTGAGTAGGCTAGAATGGTAGATTCAAGAGCAAAAGGTGCAAGAGGCGAGTACTTAGTACGAGATATGCTAAGAGAACACACAGGGCATAAGTTTGAACGAGTACCCGCTTCTGGAGCATTAGAATATTTAAAGGGAGACCTTTATGTCCCTAGAGAAGCAAATAAGTATTGTATCGAAGTAAAAAATTACGCAGAATCTCCTCTTACGGATAAGATTTTTACGCAAGAAAAGACTAATAATCTTATTAGGTGGTGGAAAAAGGTGCAGCAACAAGCAAAAGGCGGAGACCAAGAGCCCATGCTGTTTTTTAAGTATAATCGATCCAAAATCTTTGTTGTAGTAGATACAAAGCCCCAAGACACAAGATATATACATATAGATTGGCTAGGTTGCTACGTTATGTTAGCAGAAGAATGGATAGTTCAGGAACCTATAGAGTTTTTACATGAGACGAACATTATTAAGAAGTAACCAAGTTAGACAACTAAATAAGAGACGAAATATGGCTTTTAGTTTTATAAATAAATTAACCAAAGATCAGGGCAGTACTTTAATAGTAGATGCCTTAAACCTTGCTTTTAGATGGAAGCATAGAGGCTCTACAACTTTTGTGGAAGAATACCTTGCAACAGTAGAGTCTTTTGCCCAATCTTATGGCTGTGAGAAGATCATAATTACAGCAGATAAAGGGTCTTCCTTTTATCGAAAAAACATAGCACCAGACTACAAGCAGAACCGAAAAGATAAATACGCAGAGCAAACCGAGGAAGAGGCAGAACAGTTCAGGTTATTCTTCTTAGAGTACGAAAAAACTCTGGCAGCCCTAGAAAATAAGTACGCAGTGCTTAGGTATGAGGGAGTAGAGGCAGATGATATAGCGGCACACTTAGTAAAGTTTAAAACTAGCTATGGCTTAGATAAAATCTGGCTAATCTCAAGTGACCGAGATTGGGACTTGCTTATAGATACAAACGTATCCCGGTTTTCTTATGTTACTAGAAAAGAGGTAACTGTTGCCAACTGGTCTGACCACTACAACGTATCTAGAGAAAACTACATTTCTCTAAAGTGTCTACAAGGCGATAAAGGTGATAACGTTCCTGGCATTACTGGAATAGGCCCAAAACGAGCCAAAGACCTTATAGACCAGTTTGGTTCTGCAATGGATATTTATGATGCAACTCCCATTAGTGGTTCTTACAAGTATATTGAGGCACTTAACCAAAATGCAGATCAAATACTAAAAAACTACGAGCTAATGGATTTAATAACATATTGTGATGAAGCAATAGGGGTCGACAATATAGTTGACATAGAGGAGAAGTTACTTAGTGAACATTAAAATTGACTATAATAGAGATAAGTATTTATCTGAGTTTAGTATAAAAACTTTAGAAGATAGGTATTTACTAGAGGGGGAAACGTCTCCTCAAGATGCGTTTGCTCGGGCAGCAAAGGCTTTCGCAGATGACGAAGCCCACGCACAAAGACTGTATGACTATGCTAGTCAGCTATGGTTTATGTTTAGTACCCCTATCCTTACGAATGGAGGGAGTAAACGAGGCCTTCCTATTAGTTGCTTTCTGAACTATGTTGAAGATAGTCGGGAAGGTCTAACGGATCACTATACGGAGAATGCTTATTTAAGCTCAGTGGGCGGGGGCATAGGAGGAGGCTGGAGTGCTGTTCGAAGTGTAGGTAGTAAAACCTCAGCGGGGTCAGAGAGTACTGGAGTGATCCCTTTTATTAAAGTAGTTGACGCAGAGATGCTTGCCTTTTCGCAAGGCGTAACCAGGAGAGGAAGTTATGCAGGGTACTTGGACATTAGTCACCCAGAGATCGAGGAGTTTCTTGATATTCGTAAGCCAACTGGAGGTGATGTTAATAGAAAATCTACTAATGTTCATCACGCTGTTGGGATTGGCGACGATTTCATGAAATTGATCGAGCAGGCCACACTTGTGGAAGGCTTCGATGATAGCTGGGATTTAATAGACCCTCATTCTCAACAAGCAACAAAAGCAGTTTCCGCTAAAACTCTTTGGGTGAAGATACTGCAGAATAGGGTAGAAACAGGTGAGCCGTACATTTTTTGGAAAGATACTGTTCAGAACGCTTTACCCGACTTTCAGAAAGACTTAGGTTTAAAGGTACACCACTCTAATCTATGCTCTGAAATTACTCTTGCAACGAACGAAAAGCGTACTGCAGTTTGTTGTCTTTCGAGCGTCAATCTGGAAGAGTATGACTCTTGGAGCGACAATGACCAGTTTATTCCTGATTTAGTACGAATGTTAGATAACGTGTTGGACTACTTTATAGAAAATGCGCCTAAACAGCTTTCCAAAGCTATTTACAGTGCTATGAGAGAACGAAGTATTGGACTTGGTGCTATGGGGTTTCATGCGTACTTACAGAGACAAGACCTATCTTTTGAAAGTATGTGGGCTTCTAGTATGAACCATAAAATGTTTGGTAGAATAAAATCGGAGGCAGTACGTGCAACAAAACAACTCGCAAAAGAACGAGGCGAATGCCCGGATGGAAAAGGTTATGGAGTACGGAACGCCCATCTTCTTGCCGTTGCTCCTAATGCCAGTAGTAGTATTATTTGCGGCAATACTTCCCCTAGTATTGAGCCTTATAGGGCTAATGCCTTTACTCAAAAAACTAAGTCAGGGTCTAGTCTGCTTAAAAACGAGTATTTGGAACACGCTTTGCAAGAGCTGGGTATGGATACAGATGAAGTTTGGAAAAGCATAACCACAAAGGGAGGCTCAGTACAGCATCTAGACTTTTTAGATGAGCATACTAAAGACGTATTTAAGACAGGCGTGGAGATTGAGCCAAAATGGTTAATTCAACACGCAGCAGATAGACAACAGTATATTTGCCAAAGCCAGTCTTTAAATCTATTTTTCCCTGCAAACGTTTCTAAGCAAGAGCTACACGCTATTCATATGATGGCTTGGAAAAAAGGAGTAAAAACATTGTACTACTTGAGAAGTGAAGCAATGAAACGAGCCGAGAACGTATCCGATGAAGTTCTACGAGCATATATAGTCGATAGTTTAGACGAAAGCAGCTGTTTAGCGTGTGAGGGTTAGTATGAGTAATTTATTAGAAGAAAGAGAGTATTATAAGCCGTTTAATTATCCGTGGGCTTTTGAGCACTATAAAGCCCAGCAGCATATGCACTGGCTTCCAGACGAAGTAAATTTGGCTGACGACTTAAAAGACTTTCGAGAAAAATTAAGTCCTGGGAACAAGCAGTTGCTTACTCAGATATTTAGGTTCTTTACGCAAGCAGATGTAGATGTCTGCTGTGGGTATGCAAAGCATTACTTGCCTACGTTCAAACAGCCTGAAGTACGAATGATGCTAAGTGCTTTTGCAGCAATGGAAGCAGTGCATCAAGAGGCGTATTCTCTACTACTGGAAACTCTAGGGTTTCCAGAAGAAGAATACCAAGAGTTCATGAAGCACAAAGCAATGATGGATAAGCATGAGTACCTTAGCGATTTTGGAATGGGTACTCCTATGGATATTGCCAAAACTATGGCAATATACTCAGGCTTTACAGAAGGAGTGCAGTTATTTAGTAGTTTTGCGATACTATTGAACTTTCCTCGGCATAATCTAATGAAGGGAATGGGGCAGATTGTTACTTGGTCTATCCGAGACGAGAGCCTCCATGTTGAAGGAATGTCACAACTTTTCCGTACCTTTATTCAAGAAAATCCAGAGTTGTGGAATGATGCACTGAAGTACGAAATATATTGTGCAGCCGAAAGAACAGTAGAATTGGAAGATGCTTTTATTGACTTGTGTTTTTCTGGGTCAGATGTACCCGACCTTACTGCTTTAGAAGTTAAGGAATATATTCGTTATATTGCAGATCGAAGGTTGTTAGGTCTAGGGCTGAAAAAGATTTTTGGAAGTGTTGAAAATCCTCTACCTTGGCTTGATTATATGTTAAATGCGGTAGAGCACGCGAATTTCTTTGAAAATCGTGCTACTGAATATTCACGCGCTAGTACTACAGGTAACTGGCAAGATATTTTTAAATAGAGGAAATTATGGCAGAAGCTAAAGAAAATACCTTTACATTAGATGGAATAACTCATTCCATAGATACATTGGATGACCAAGGTAAGTTTTTAATAGGACAGTTAAATAGTCTTAATCAAGATAAAACCGCTATATTGGGCAAGTTAGATATTATAAATACTGCCGAGATGGGGTATATAGATAAACTTCGGGACATCTTGCTTCAAGAGGAGAAAGAAGAGCCTCTTGTAGGGGAAGTTCTTACAGAGTCTTAAAAAGATAAAAAGCCCCCTTCATTGGGGGCTTTTTATTGGGTTACACTACTGGCCTTGATCTGAAGGTAAAGGCAAAGCTTTATAGTCTTGAGGAAGTAAAGTAGTTTCTCCGTTTGATAAAAGAGTATAGAAAGAATCAGAGTGTTCCTTCAAAAGCAAGCCCACATTTCCATCCTTTTTAAGACTCATGCTATTTATTCTAAACTCTTTCTTATCCCAACGAAACCTCGGGTAAGATATTGTTACTATTTGCCCTGGAACAAGTAATATTCCTTCAGGCCCTAAGGTAAGCTGAGCATCTAAGCTATATCGAGAGCTGTCTAAGGCTTGTCTAACATTTATTCTTGCATTAAAGTAATTAGTTATTGAAGCGGAATTCCAAGTCCCTTCTTTTACTACAAAGTTATCTTGTTTTAAATACACTGAGTTTATAAAAGTAATATCTCGCGCGTCAAACAGTGTTATAGGGTCAGCAACTTTTGCAGATATTGAGTTAAACGAGTTTTTTGCTCCTTTATCTGTAATATCTATTGTTCCTATAATATTATCTTCTGTAATATGGGAGGGAGTGTACAGCGTGCCCTTTAACGAACGAACAACCTCCTCGGGATAAGCGGTAGTTTCTACTGTTAGCGCATATTTCCCCCCAGAGTAGGTAAGAATTCCATTAAACTGTTCCAACATGTAATTAACATTATCAAATATAGAGTTACCTGTATCGAGTCTTGTGTTATTTTGATGCCTAGTAACACTAGTCTGCTCTTGAGAGTCCCAGCCTACCATAGGCCATGCTTTTATACTATCACAGTCGTACAAAGAGTACCCACTCGCGGTGAAAGCTCCTTCATTAGAGTTCCAACTTTTAACTAGAGGGTTTCCGTCGTTGGATACTTTTCCTGAGTTTACTCCCGAGGAATTAATAAAAAATCTTATGCCTTGACTATAGCTCTCGTTGTTAGGATTGTATCCATAGTAATGTAGTTGCTGGCCGCCGCTGATAGTCTGGTCATATGAAAGTCGCGCTATTTCTCTTATCCCCTCGACACCTGCGGTTGGGTTGACATATACAAAAGATCCGTCTGCTGCCGGGTGTACGGTTTCTTTAAAGTCAGCATAGGTAGGAGCAAATTCGGTAGCCGTATCCCCTTCTTCAAACTGAACAGCAGCATAGTATATTACCGGGGCGCCTGTGTACGAGGTAGTCCACACACTAAAATTCCACTCAGTGCTGTCAGGGTAAGCGCTAGAAGGTATATCAAAGGTGAACACAAGACGTACCCACTGGGCATTTGGTATCGTACCTGTGGGGCTAATAAGGCTTCCGTTTACGTAGGCACTATTAGCAATACTAGCAGCGCTGCGTAGTTTGCCGGTAAACACAGGTACACTCGACCCCGCAGTAACCCAAACGTATACGGAGGCGGTATACTTTTTATTTTTTTCAACCTGCAAATTGTAGGACGAAAAACTAGGGCTGAAAAAGACATAAGAAAGTTGCTCGGAATTCTCGTTTACGGTTCTGAGCGATGTCGGAGTCAAAAAAGAGAAATCACTTTGACTGCTAGTCATCGAGGCGCGAACCGCGAAGTCTGTATAAGCAAGGTCGGTGTGCTGAGCGTACGCCCCCATTAAATTCCGGCTTTCTATAGGCTGTTGTATCGACATATATAGATTACTTACGCCAGTACCTCCAGCGCTAACAAAACTAGTAGAGTTACGTCCTACATCTACTACGGCAGTTTCGTTTACTATATAAGTACCTTCCGGAGTTGTAGAAAGACATTTTAAAATAACATCCCCTGTTCCAACAGGAAGACCTCCGTCAGCCTCTGTTGCAGAATAACTTCCTATATCGCCTTCTTCAATTAAGTTATCAGAACCACCAAATGCCGAATATACTGCTACTCCTTTATGGTACACATAGTTATCTGTGTGTTGCGAAAAATCTCTCCACTTTCTACCCAGCTTTCCGGCAATCTTCGAAAACTCTATCTCATAGTACTCAGACCCTTCGTAAATTCTAGAGGTTACTTTTGCAACCGTTCCGCTGAATACGGTCTTATTCGGAGCAGTCCCGAAAGGAGGGTTATAAATTATATTAAACTTTTCTCCTGCTGTTGGCCTTTTTTGTATTAAAGAACCTATATACCTTTTGACCACAAGAGATACGGTGCTTTGCGCGTCACATAATTTAGCGGCGGATTTAAAAGAGTCCAAGTCTATTTGTGTATCTAAATCTAAACTTTTTCCGTATATAGGGTTTGTTAAGTAGTCTAACAACTGCATTGCAGGGTTAGTACTTACTCTAAGATCGGCAGTTTCCCCTCTATATAGTTTGTATCTAGTAGCATAGTTGAAATCAAAAGAATAATTATCTAAAATAGCATACGGCCCTACAATATTCCGTTCTAAAACCTTAGCACTAAATAGCTTATTGTTTGCTTGACGAAAAGAAATTATTTCGTCCCCTCCGACGTTAGGCAGTTGACTTGGGTCAAGTCCGATAACATTCTTGTGAAAAAGTTGCATATCAGTAGTGCTATTTAAAATTTCCTTTTGAGATACAGGAGAAGACGAAGGGCTCACTAGAGCTAAACAAGAGTTGGCCTCGAAAGAAAGCGTCGCAGTTCCGCTCGTGGGGGCCGTTTCTATGACCTCAGTAGTACCCGCAGTAGCATCCTGTAAGTATATATACTGTCCATCAGGTGTAGGGCCAGCCCCAGTTCCCGTGGTTTCCCCGGAGGCTATCGCATAAAATGTCCCATTGAAAGCACTATTAGAGGTGCAAGTTACAAACACCCGATTCTTGCCTCCGCTTCTACTGAAATACCTATATGCCTCTTCGCCCACGTATATTAGACTGCCTTGGTAAGGGTGGTTTAGTGTGAGAGCTAAGTCTAATTGAATATTTGGAGGAGTTATTTTGTACGCATAGGTAAAATCTCGCTCCCAGCCCTCTTGAGTTAGCTGAGTTATGTCGTCTAGGCACACTACTGGCTCTGCGGAGTCGTCGGACTCTCCTAGTTTTTTGATATACATAACTTTATCTTGCTCATCTAGGTTCATAGAAGCCTTAGTGTGGAAGACGGAACTAAACTCCTGCAAGTTCGGAGTAGCGCTCCCATCTCCAGTATAGCTAGGCGTCTCCCCAGTAGCCTGTCCGCTGCTATTAAAGGCCACGGTATAAAGCCTAGTAGGGAGTATAGCAGTGGTCGCATTCTGGTGAGCAGAGTTTGTAAACGTAGACAGAAGTAATTCTGACGGTAATCCGTAGTTTTGTCCTTCCGCCTTCAAATCTATGCTACCATATGAAAATTTTGATACTACCGCTGTCGGCCCAGAATTTGCAACATATGTGGTAGAGTCAAGGGCTGGATACAAAGAATCCGTGCCTAGAGTCACCGTGTAAGTGTTATAAATATTATTAACTACAATGCTATCAGAGCCTTCAGAGGGAATAGGATTTTCAAAAGCTATTCTCTCCAATATAGTTCCGTCCATAGCTCTCTGTGTATATATCTTAGAGATGGTTGCTTCAGTCGTACCGCCTTCTGGAGAGAAGTCTATATGTCTAACCCCTGAGTACCCTCTATAGCCATGTATGTTACTTCCTCCTACATATAGGCCAGGGTCTCCGTAGTAGTCTAACAACTGCGCGGCCCCTTTATATCTAACATTAGGCATGCCGCAATCGTAAGTATTACGATAGCCTATAGTATCGTCTTGAGTAGAGCCTATAGCATTACGAATTCGTAAAAAAGGATTAATATCTGGCCAAACCTCCGCTTTAGAGCCTTGGGGTATATCCTGTGCAAGGGCGGGGGCAAACTCCGCTGCTTGGAGTAACCCAACAACACAATTACGTGCAGCCCCTGCAATATTTAACGGCGCATCGGTATATATAAGAAGATTACCGGTAAGGCCTATCTCAGACAAAACTATTCGGGGGTATACAGGTTTTAGAGCCCCTAAAGGTGTCTCTGTATAGTTACCATAGTCCGGGGCTTGCCCATTTCCGGTTGGATTAGTTAGTTTAATATAGAGGTCGGCGCTGTTGAAGCCCAACGCCGTTTCGCTTCCAGGCACTACGGTGCCGGCAGGAAACCAGTATAAGGTATTTGGAATTTCAAAAGTACCTGAAGGAACGCTATAAAGCTGAGTGCTAGATTCAATAGTAAAAACATTTCCATTAGTAATGTTGGTAACCGTTACAAGGGCTGAAATAGTTCGGTCTTCACTATAAGCTACGCCAAAAAAAGGTGTGGTAGTCGGAAAAGCGCTAGCGTCTGACACTGTAAAACCGTTGTTGCTGCCTGAGCTATATTCGCTGAAAGCCCCCGCGCCTAGGGCGTTATTTAGTACTCCTACTGTAGTCGTATAAGTAGAACGAGGACTCATATCTTGTATTACATGCTTGGTCCCTCCATTTAAAAAATACATTCCGATAGAAATATCGTCCACCCCTGAGCCAAACCAGCTAGTACTGGTAATGGTTTGGGTACCGGTGTTAAAAGTATCGTTCCCTTGAAACCGTCCCTGAGTGAACATTCTTCGCGGGAAACACAAAGGCGTGATGTGCCCTCGCGTAGTCGTCTGGTTAGTTAAACTAGTCCAGTTTGACTTTGCCAATACCATAGGCGCTCCAGTAGTATAACTACTGGGGAAATTGAACTTTTTCAGCCCATATCTGTACTGCCAAGATAATGTATCAATACTTGAAGTTATCGAGCCTCCAGAAGTTTTAGCAACAAGCGCAGAATTTGCGTAGTTTTCTTTCGGAGTAGAAAATACGTCTGGCTGACCATATGGTCCTGCATTAGGAACGTTTGTTTGATATAAGAACCCTCCAGAAATAGCAAAAGATCCACCCCAAAAATGGTTTTGAGCTTCTGAGTCAAGAGTCTCCACTCTTCCCTCCCTGTTAAAAGACAAAACTCCCGTATAATCAGAGTCTGCCGGATATGTGGGTGCTTGGTCGTTTGTTACAAATTCTGCAATATTTAAGTAAGAAGTGCTATTATTATCACTAAAACCTGCTTGAGAGGCGGGAGCAAGACCCAACCTAAGTGCTTTAGACGTATCAGAAGCATACCTAGAAAAAGTTACGAGTACTGGGTGGTTTGCAGTGTTTGCAGTTTCTTTTCCAGGAACAAAGTCTAATCCTTGGTAAAACTGGTCAAAATGATTATTCCCTAGGGGGTCATACTTTGCGAATTCTCGATCAAATCTATCTTCAAAAGGGGTGTTTATATCCAGTCTATCTCTGCTAGCAAGCGTATACCTTACGACGTCTGCAGTGTGCTTAGCTTCTCCTTTTGTAGTGTACTTCCTCTGCCAGTCTACTAGTAACTTATCATATGTATCCCATGTTAGAGTTCCCGTTGTAATAGCCTCATCAGTAAAATGTTGCAAAGCATATAGAAAGCTATCTTTTACAGCTATACCAACTGTTTTGCTAAAGGAAGAAATACATTCCTCTCCTCCTTTGTAGTCTGTTGCGGAATTTTTTAGCTTATAGTACAAAGGTATTTCTTTTGTCTTATCAAATCTTTTGTAGGTAGTATCATATGCTATAGCCGTGTCCCATACTTCTGAATCTGCAGCAGTAACAAGTCGAGGAGATCCTACATAACCAGGTTCGGGGTATATAGTGCCGGGAAAAGGAGAGTAAGGCTCCCCCGAGTACCTTCGAGGAGGCTGAAAACTTACGTTAACCTCAGTAGTTCTTTGTCTTAGCATCCATAAAGTGTTATTATCATACGATAAGTCTGTTATATTATAGGCGTACCCATACCCCACATCATCTGAGCCAATCGGAAGATCCGAGTCCTCTGCGTGTAAGTTAAGGCTTAAGTCTTGGAAAAAGAGAGTAAGCGTCGAATCTTTAGTACCTATACCAGAACTCAGAGTGACGGTTCTGGTCGCAGAATCATAAGATTCGACTGTTATTTTCACAGAGCCATAGAAATTATTAGTAGCAGGAGTATAGTAGAAGAGTTTGGAGGCTGCGGCTGTGTCATATACTCTAGCAGTAGTATTATCTACATATACTAAATCTCCGGGGGCCGGAGTATAGCTAGAGCCAGAAGGTAAAATGTACTGTAACCCATCAGTTGTAGGAATTGATGTAGGGGTGCACACAAGAGATATTGCACTTTTATCTATATTGTACCCCAGTAAGTTTATATCTTTTTCTATTACTCTATTGCCGTCCATATCGAACGCATATATCATACCATTTCCTGCTACTGTAGGATAGGGCTCCCCTTCGTAGCAGTTTGTTAGATGTCTTCTGTGGTCAGCAGTATCAGAGTTAAAATACACCGGGTTAGCGACCCATATTGTAGTACCATCAGTTGCAACGGACGCATTTTTTCGGATGGTAGAGAATACATCAAAGTCTTCCTGAGAAAAGTTAAAAGTTTCAACAGTTACTGAGGTGCTTGCACTTGGTTTAGCCTCAAAAGTATCGGAGTAACAAGGAATATTTGAATCTAGAGACCTAGAAATTAACTTACGGGGCACTACGGTCTCATCTGTTCCAGCAGAAACTGTATTTAAGTCTTGTAAGTCAAAAATAGCCACATAAGCTTCAAAAACGCCAAGGCCGGAGCAAGGGTAGTATACGTATAATTCACTTGCAGACCCCGAAATTCCCTTAGGCTCTACTGGAATTTGGTCCTTTCCGTACATAGTAAAGTAGGCGTTTGTATAAGGATCATTGCCGTTGGCAATAGTAAATCTTCTTATAGTTCCAGAGCCGGAAAGCTCCCTTCCTACCGTATATAAATATTGACCATCCATAGAAACCCATATATCTTCTACAGTATAAGGAATATGGAAAGTTTCTGCCTCTCTTTGGTTAGTTTCAGTATTTAAAGTATAAATATCTACTCCGCCAGAAGAAGTCTTATTAGCTAAGCATAGAACTTTATTGCTCTTTTTGAAGTAACAAGATACTGCTACAATATTATCAAGTAATACAGTGTTTCCTGCCGTCTCTAAAGTCACGATATCTCCTGCCGCAAAACCTACAAAATCACCCGCATTACCAATAACTGTAAAAGAGTTGTCATAGTTATGACAGTCTATAAATTTGCCCTTTACTACTAGTTCCGGATCCTCTAAATTCTCAAGACTTCCTGTTTGCGCAGGTGCTTGAAAAACGTTTAGAATGTATGCGGTGTCTCTAAGGGTATGTTGAGGCCCCCAATACTCCTCAGGGTCCCCCTTAAAGTACATATCCTGTATAGTAAACCCAGCACTCGCAGTACCAGCTACCTCGGTGCAGGATTGAAGATCTACCGGAAAACTATAGTCATAGTTCGAGTACCAAAACTCTTGGTACTCTAGCACAGAAATCTCCTGCGCGTCGATAGCGGCAATAGCTGAGAGAGGAATAGGGGTTACTCCAAGATACCTAGTAATTAGATTATGCCAATGAGCGCTAACGGTTACAGCCTCTACCCGTATCTTATTGGAGTCTCCCCCAGGGTTTCGTAATATAACTTTAAAGACCATTCCTTTGCTAAAAGTCGAAGTAACTAGATACTCTCGCCCTGTTTTAAAATTAGTTATAGTATTAGTATTACTAACCGTAATATCAAATGTTTCGCTAGGAATATATGCTGCAGCTATTGCAGCAGGAGCATAGTTTGCCACTTGTTTTTCTAGCCCGGTATGAAGAACTAGGGCTTTTTCAACCTCAGTATTAAAAAGCTTAATACTTCTTAGGTGTCCAAAGTAGGCCCCGGCCTGCGGGGTTGAAGGGGTTGTAACAGCATTTATTTTGTCGAGGCCAAGAAAATTAGTGCCGCTTACGGTGTAACTATCCGCAGCGTCTATAGCCCAGGGAGTAATAGAGCTATAGTTTCTAACAAAAAAAGTTTGACCGCTAACATATGAGATAGGATTAGTAAGGCTAAGGTTATTACTCGTGTTTTGGTAAACTTCAGTACCTTCTTCCACTCCAACACCATATAGAGTAGCCCCCACGTCAATGCCCGTGCTGCTAACAACTGATAGCGTTCTAGTATTATTGCCCGTAGTATCCGCCACCACCGCAACGCCGGGGTACACCGTAGTATCATAGAAAGCAGTAGGAGAAATAAGTATGTCTCCTTGATCTAGTCTACCTGTTCCAGTGCCCGCGGCCGCTCTATCGGCAAAGTCCGCATAATCTAAGCACAGCTGAGAAGTGTCTCCATCTATAATATTTAAAATTCCGGAGATAGGCCCTTCAGATATTGTTGCAGCTTTTACTAAGACGGGTCGGTAATCAGGATCGCTCACGGTTCCTTCTAGCAAATCGCAAAAAATTGTATTAACAGCAGTTCTTTGAACTCCGTAAATTACTGGCAAGTACTCTGAGGTTAAATTAAACTCTATTTTTTGAGTCTTTTCTACATCGACATAATAAGTTTTTATTGATACTTTTTTGCCCGACCATTTCTTCTTTTTCTTTATACGAGTTCTTTGCTCTGTTGTCATATAAGGAGCATTTATATTATATGCAGCTTCTGCGTGCATAAACCCTAAATCTGTGGAGTACTCTACGCTTTTTATCGGAGTAGAATTTTTTAACTGCTCCACTTCTAAAACTCGCCTAGACGAATCTAACCCTCTACGCCCTCGTACTTGTACAAAATCACCCCAGTGTGACGTTAATGTCCAGGTCATAGAAGAGGCCTGATAGGGGTCTTCCTTTAGTTTACCTCCAGCTATTATACCTTTAAAAATTAAAAAAGGGCTTCCTATTAGGTCGCCTGTAGAGGGGTCAAATAGCGCCCGGTAGATATCTACATTTTTATTTATGTAGCTAGTAAAAGAGGCGGCGTCGGTGCTGTCTAAAAATATAGAGACTTCTTTGTTTGATAAAGTAAGAGTGTACTCTACAAAAGTTTCAACGTCTGTTAATAGAGTGCCTTGCGTAAAGGATACTATAGCTTTAGTTTCCGAAAGAAGATCGTCTAATATGAAAGTTTGATTACTATTTTGCGCAGGAGTAGAAGAAGTAATTAAAATTCTATCCCCCTTTTTAAACCCCATATCTATAAAAGATTTAGTACTAGTAACGGTTCCTTCATAAAAAGATAAGGAAGCGGTTTCTTGAGTTCCCAAAGTTCCTGAGTTAAGTTTCAAAGTGCAAGACCCTGCCCTAGCTTCAGAACTTTCACTTATATCAGAAATACTCTTTATAGTATTTGCAACATACGTTTGAGGACCAAAACTATTACCATATTTATTTACTTGGTTATCATCAAATACAATATCGAAGGCTCCATCGGTAAGATGCGTAAAAGACGGTTGACGTTCCCCCGCGCCTTGATTAGGTAATTCGAATTTTACTAAGTGGCAAAAGCTGTGCTCTGTTTTATCTAATAAAACGGAATAAATTTCTTCGTTGTTTGCAGTGTTTGCAGTTAAGTCTCTGTAAGCCATTAGGGTAGTGCCTCCTCAAGGGTAAGTGAAAGGTTATATAAGTTATTTGAGTCCAACGAGTAGCTTAAAGACTTTGACTTTAGGATTACTCGTATTAAAGGCGACTCAAAATTGAAGGAAGAAGTAGAGGTTTCTACTGTTTGAAATAAAGGAGGCGTAAAAGTTATTCGTATTTGCCCTGCACTCATTCCTGCATTTTCTAAATGATTAGTGCTTGTTTCTACTCGGGTGACTGTGTATGCTTTTGTTTCTAGAGGATTTCCTATACCCGTAAACAAGTCTCCTGGAGCAGGGTCCGCCTGTCCCGCTGCAGGGGCTTCAAGAAGCATATTGGTAGCTCCCTGGGTTGTAATAGTTTGCGCCGCCGTCCTGGTTCCCTTACCTTGTACATATTGAGGAAGAGAAACTAAAAAAGGCTTTAAAGAGCTCTCTTTTTCCAGCAAAAAGGAGTAAAGCACGTTGAACTCTGTGCGAGTGAGAGGGTTGTATGTTATTTTTATCTCCCATTTATGAGCAACCTGTGTACGGCTATATACTCTTCCAGAGTTAGAAGTATCTCGTATAGTAGGAGTAATAGACGTTACGCTCACTGATCTATACCCAGGGCCGGCTACAGCAGTATTACTACTAGAGCCGTCTGGAGCTATTAAGTTATTGGGATCAGGGAGGATTCCCTGATAACCGTTGAAAGTAGCCATTACTAATATCTCTCCTCTACGCCTTCTAAGAAGCCTTCTCCTGCATCATTTGCAGTTTCTCGTATCATTCTAATTATGTTTCCTCGTTGGCCGCTCAGTACTTCTTCTACTCCAGCTGCGTCAAACGCTGTTATAGAGAAGTTAAGATTGGTAGTACCCCCCTGTATGGTTTCAGTTTCTCCTGCAGGAACTATATTCCCTGGGACTTCTGGCATAAACAACTCTGGGCCTTGCTCTCCTACCATATATCCTACGCTTCCTCCGGCTGCTCTATATCGAGCACCTGTAAACGCAGGTTTAAAGTTATTAGCGTTTCCTGTGCCAGAGCCTCCTCGCATGTAGCCTAGCTCTCCTACTGCTCCTTTTGAAGAAGCAAGGTCTACAGAGTTTTTACGCTCGCCTACAGATACTGGGCCTTTAGTACCTCCTCCGGCGGAAGATATAGAGCCTCCTCCTTCATAAGAGGTTCCTGCTATCGCTGCTAGTTGAGCCATACCCATCGCTCCTGCCGCTGCTCCGAATACTGCTGACCAAGGCAACCCTGGAGGCCCCTGAATAGCCGTCATTATGGCTAATGATGTAGCCATAACTGTTTGTGCCATTTGAATCTTTTTATTTTGTTCGAAAGCTTTCCTCTTCATGTTGTCTTTCTTTTTCTCTAGGGCCGCTATCTTCGCTAAACTTTCTTTTGATTTGCCATCTTTCTTTTTCTCCGCGGCGATCTCTTTATCTACCCCCGCTACAGCGCTCTTCGATTTTGCTGCCATTATACTTCCTAACGCCTGTACTGCAGTAGCCCCCATTTGCATCATATTTTTGGCAGACATACCCCCTTCCTCAAAAGCGGTCATAAAGGACTCCGAAAGAGCCATAGTACCCTCTATCGCAGCGGCATAGAACTCTCCCTCTGGGCTAATTGATTTAAGGTTTTCAAGCATAGGATTTGTCATTTCGCTAATGGCTGCCATCTTATCTGAACTCTTTTTAGTATCGTCTGTAAAGACCTCGCTGTCTGTAAGAGCATTGCTTGCGGTCATGGCATTTCCGAAGAGTTCCCCGCCAAGCTTGCCGGCTCTTTCATTCTCTTGTCTAGATTCTTCTAGCTCTTTTCGTTTTTCTGCATTATTAAGTAGTAAGCCTGCAACTATTAACTCTTGTTCTAAGAGGTCTAGTTTTTCTTTTGTTAAGGTTTTCGAGCCTTCAGCATAAGCAAGCGCTTTCGTGGCTACCTCATTCTTTGCTATACTTACATCAACGGTAAGTTTTTCCATCTCGTAAGCGTTGCCGGTCGACTCAGCAAGCCCCACTTTTACCTGCTGAAGTTCTCTTTCTGTTTTAAGAAGTCCGTCTACTTTGTCTTTGAGTTCGGCGTAGGGTGCATTAGCCGCGAGGGCTCCCGAAGCGGCGGCAGTTTCGCCAAGAGTCTTATATCCTTCAGCAGCCCTCTCTGCTTCTGCCCCTAAAGCCCGAAGCTTACCAGACATTTCTGATAGGTCAAACTTCTCTATAGATTCGTCAATTCCTGCGAGTTGATCCTTGAAAGCGGCACTGCCCCCAATAGCATTAGCTGCTGCTTCATCATACACCTTTAACGCCGCCGCAGTCTCTTTAATACTTAAACTAGAATCATTTAGAATGGCTGCCATACCTGCGGAAATGTCTTCTAACCCTTTCATCGAATTTTTTACGGCGTCAAAGGCTTTGCTTGCATCTTCTTCATTTAATAGGTCGCTGCTTACTGCTCCAGCTATTTTATTTACTTGGCCCCCTACCCCCAAACTTTGTATAGCGGAAGCCTTAAAACTAGCGGGATTCTTGGCTCCTGATAGTCCCGCTCTTTGAGTTCCTAAGTCTTCTCCCATCTTTTTTGACAGTTCAATACTTTCTTTCATTACGGCGTTTGAGCGTTCATCAGCTATACGTGCTTTTTCTTTTGCCTGCACGTATCCTATTAAGCTATCAGCAGCGGTATCTGTAAAAGTAGCAATTTGAAAAACTTTGCCGGCCCATTCATCGGCCTTATTTGTAGCATCTTTAAACGAATTTTCTACTTGAAAAACGTTATCCGCAAACTCTTTCGCTTTATTACTAGGCTCTGAGAATAGTGCGGGGTCTATGGTGTCCTTTCCTAGTAGAGCTAGCCCTTTGTTGATTACTGGAAGGACTCCGCTTATTAAGGACTTTGTCCCATCAATAACCAGGTCAATTACGCCCCCTACTGACGAGGCGATTCCACGCAGTAATTTATTAAATACACTTATAACTTCGCTGACTGCCGCGCGACCCTTATCTACTAGCATCCCGTAAAAGTAGGCGTATGCGGCAATTACGGCATTTACTGCAGTAATAACTACGTTAAAGCCTTTGAGTAGTTTTTCTAAAGGTCCTTTTATAAAGGTTAGCACCGTTTCCGAGACTCGGTAAAAAGAAGAGGCTATAGACTTCATAGCCTCGAAAAGCATAATGGCAATCCCTATATACCCCGCCCATTTCATGGCTTTGCCTATGGTGTTACCTGCTATAGAGGCGGCTTTGCCCATAACACCAAAAGCTCTAGTAGCTACTTTTCTAGTTTGTATTATGCTTTTTTGTATGTTTAGGTACCCTTTTCTAAAGATACTTACTTTTCTCGCTACGTTGCTCTTTGTGATTCGAACTTGATGCTCTAAAGCAGCTAAAATTATTTTTGACTGCTGGACTGTTTGCTTCTTTAGTACCCCCGTATAGGCATCGCCCGCAGCAATTCTTGTTTTTAAAGTTTTTTGTAAAGCGCCTATCTCTTTCGGATCTGTTAGCTGGCCTTTCTGGGCCTTCTTTAGTAGCTTGCTATCTGTAGGGCCTGCTTTAGTTGCAACACTTTGCGTGGCTCTCTTAGCCCCTTCGACATCGTTCAAGCTAGTTTGCACTTTTTGAAGCTTGGAATCTAGAACTTCTAGTTCTGCTGCGGTATTGCCCACCATATTATCGAAGCGCTCTTTAACCCCGTCTAGAGGTACCATCATTTTAAATAGCGAAGCCCCTAAAAGTCCGAATACAGATACGGCTGCCAAAGCATTAGAGGAAACTATATTTGCAAATCCAGTAAAGAAAGGCAGCACTATTTCTGTCCCCGTCTTTACTAAGTCCTCAAAGGTTTTTGACAAAAGCGTAAAAGGGTTGTCTCTAGCAATTACACTGCCAAAGTTCGCTTCTAGTTCCCTCATGGTGGCATTAAATACGGCTTGGCTTCTTTGAGATGCAGTAAGCTCTTTTGCGGTACTATTTATGGCGCGTGCGTAATCTTCGGTTGCTGTTTTTAGTCTTAGAGTGATCCCTAATTCATCAAGTAATTCAGGCTCTGCTTTAGAAATACCTCTAACCAGTCTATCGAAGGAGTCTGAGAAATCTCGGCCTAACGCAGTAGAGGCTTTACGCGCCCCTTCTGCAATTCGTTCCATTTGACTAGGAGAAAACCCTTTGGCAAGACCAATAGCAGAAGCTTGTGCCGCTTCTTGAAACCCTAACATTCCTCCACTAGCCCCTCGAAGTTTACTGGTTAAGCTGCTCAAGGCTACGCCAGTATTCTGTGCATAAGATACTTGGCTTTTTTCTAGATTAGATACATCTGCTGCTCTTTTTAGAAAGTTAAAGGCGGCACTAAGAGCGAAGACATTCGCGGCCAAAGTAGCGTATGCTCCTACTAGAGAAGAGCTTCCTCCTCCCTGTATAGCACTGTTTTGCTTAGAAAAAGCTTTTGTACTGTTATTAGTTAGCCCCGCAACGCCTTTGGCACCTTTATGGTAGCGGTTATTTGACTTACTCGCCCTGTCTGTAGACTTTGCAAGCTTATCAGTGGCAGCTGCAGCACCTTTGGCTTCCTTAGCTATTACTTTTAGATCGCCGTTATCATCAATCTTTATTCGTATTTTTACTTCATTTGCCACGTTACTTTCTCTTTAGCTTATCTCGTTCCCGCTTCATCATTTCCGCGGACTCTTTAATAGCTCTTGAGTCTAGCCAAGATATAATCTCTAGCAGAAGCTCAATATCGTCTACCCCCGATTGGTCTATATACAGAGGTAGAGCTGTATAGTCTTTTCCTAAGTACCCTATATCAATAACTACTCTGTCCCCTAGGACATTGAAGATATTGATAGCTGTTCTTACAATTTCGGGCAAGTCTTCCCAAGAAACAGGAACTTTCTTTGGGTCAGGCTCTTGCCCTAATTGTTCGCAAATTTCAAAGTATCTATCTGCGGTTATTTTTGATTGAGTAGACTTAAAAAAGCTTTCAAGCCTACGCCACAGTTCCTGTCTCTGTTCCTGTACGAAAATTATCTAAATCAAAGACTACCTCGTTGAGCCATGTATCAAATTCAGAGGATTGACTTACTAGAATTTGAGCATTTTCATCGGAGTACTCTACTTCTTGTGACATATCTTTATTGTTAGTGTCTATAAGTAGTAAAGTTTCTAAATGCTCTAGCGTTAAGCCTTTCCAGTTTTTAATGGTACTCGCAGTGAAACATTCAACGAATTTCTCTTCGTCGAGCACTTCTTCCATCATTCGGGTTTTTCGATCTAACTTTTGAGTTACGCACTTCTTACGAAGTCCCTGTAGCTCTTTTCGAGAAAGGTTGACTACCTCTACCGAAAATCCTGGCAGACCTGCAAAGTCTACCCATGCTGATTTACTATCTATAATTAAGTTCTTTAATTGCATTATATGCCTCCTTAGGCGGTTGTGTACGTCAAATATGACGCGATTGATAAACTGTTGGAGTCAAGCCTCCAGTCTAGGCTCATTGTCATTATAGGGCCTACCGACACTCTTGACGTTCCTTTTACAGGCCCTCTAAAACTTATTCCTAGGCCGCTAACGGACGATCTAAAGTTCGCGGCAAATAAATTACTTACATAGCCACTAACATTACCTGCCGCGGCCTCTGAATTTATAATTTTTTGATCCCAAGCATTAGGACCGACCGCGTTAATATTGGTGTTTGCGTCTTCGTGCCCTGTGAACACGCTGGCCTCTTCATTGCTAATAAATATGGTGGCGCTTCCGGATACATTTCTTTTTGTTACGTAAAATGTTTCTGGATACTGTAAGTTATACGCTTGCATGCCTTCCAAGGCTGCAGCCGTACCCTGGATTGTAGTATAAGGAAGCCAGGAAACCGTATTCTGTAGCTCTAAAGAAGAGCTCTGTAATAGGCCTTCATGTTTTTCATAGCCGGTAATCCCTACTGAGGCGGATTCTAACGGTAAAAATGTACGAGTACCGGAGCGAGCTACAATATCTGTAGTACCGAACGTAGGAATTCCTGACGTATCTGTGCTAAATAAAGTACTAATGTTACCGTTAGGGTCTAGTATGCTTTGCGTTTGCAACGAATTTTGCCACGTATAGAGCCGAGACCCTTGCCCCTCCAAGGCAATGGATATGGGTACATTTTTATTTGCGGAAGTACTAAGAGAGGTGAATACGCACTTCTTTATTACATATGCTTTTGTATCTACTATAAAGAATAAATTAAAAGTATCTAGAGTATTGTTACTATTTAAACTTACAGCAAGGTTCCAAATAGGAACAAAATCGGGTTCTTTTAGTAAAGGAAGAGTAAACGAAAAATTAGCTACACTTGCTTTTGTTATCTGCCCCTTGTCTACGTATTTTTCAGGCTCATGAATAGATCTTTCTGAGTAAGTTTTCTCTGTAAAAGATTGAGAGAAGCTTACCCCTTCAGGGGTTATATCTAATTTATACGTGGCAGTACCCCCAGTAGGCTGGAGGTATACTTTGGCATTCTCTAAAAACTGGAAAAGATCCATAGTAGCCTCTAGCTCAGGGTAGTACCCTTTAAATTATATAACCTATAGTATAGGATAAACAAGCTATGAAGTCAAGAACTTTTTTTGGCCTTCTATACTATGGAGCTGGACTTATACCCGACTTTTAGTACATCCGATATTTCGGAATCCTCAGAAGAGGTAGACTCTCCAGAGAACGATATACTAAAAGAAGTGATATCAGAGACCTGTACATCAGGGTTAGATATAGTTGTCTTAGGCATATTAAATTCCAGTCTATTAGAGTACGCTTTTGTGCCCCCAATAGAGATTCGTACAGAAGTGCCTAATACCTCAGAACTTAAAAGCTTACGCACCATTTCTTTAGAGGAGAGCTCTGAATCTTTACCTATTAAATACCCTGAGGCCTCCCCGCTTATAGAAAGAGTACTATTTGTAAACCCTAGGGGCTTATCGATTTCTCCAAGAAGCGGGTACGATATAGGGCTAGCACCATTGGATATGTTGATAGATAAATTTGTTATAGGAAAGTCCGGTAAAGACTTATAAGCATAAAAAACTCCTGAGTCTTGGTCATTTCCTAAGTCCGAATAGCTTGCTCCGAGGAGCAGGTGGGAGTTAGATAAACCTACCGAGTGCCCAAAGTACGTTCTGTACCTAGGTAGAATGTACGTGAACGTACTCGGATCCGTAGTATAAAACTGAGATAAAACTACTTCCTTTGGAGGAAGAATAATAGACACTTCACTCCAAGAGTATCCTCCGTCTGTAGACTTTGTAGTAAACGCGCCCCCCGCAGACTGAATACCTAAAATAAAAGTTAAGCTCAGGTCATTACTACTACTAATGCCAGTATTTGCAGGGACTCGTACCTCGGGGAGCCTAGGGCTGGTTGGTATTAGATGGAACCACATTCTAAAGGAGTCCCCATCTTTATACCCCTCTCCTGGATTAACAATTACTACGTCCGATATATTATTCCCTGTAAAAGTAATATCAAACGTAGCTCCGCTTCCGTTTGTCCCATCATAAATTTCATTGGCTATAAAGCCTAGCTCTGCTTCGTTGTAGTGACTCACCCGATAGGTCCCATCGTTTATAGTTCCTAGGGGAGAAGTGCTGTCCGAAAGAGTGTTTTCTAATAAAGTAGTATTTGTTATTCCTCCTACACTATTTACAAAAGTCATTCCAAAGTATGAAGGGAGAACATTGAGATTATTAGCAGAGGCTACCAAAGTTACTGTATTTCCATCTTCGGAAATATCCGTTTTAATAGTATTTAATCCAAAGTAGAGAACTTGTCCTGGGTCCGCATTAACAGGACTTATTTTAGAAATATACGAGTACAATCCTTGAGCATCCTTTTTCAGTACAAGTATGCCCCCTGCATTCAAATTCCAGTATACCCTGTCCCCTATATCCCCTTCGGCAGCATATGCTCCTATAAACAGCAGCTCTTCGTTGGGACTCTCAACAGCCGCCCCAAACCCGTCTATCCACCATAGAGGCGACCCTGGTATGTCTGCAACTGGGGTAGCGGTTGAGTTAAGGTCGGTGCCCAGAAGTTCTTGAGAAAACGTTCCCTTGCCTTCTGAGTCTAAGGTAAACAAAGTAACGGAATCGATTCGGTCTGACCCCGCTATAACATGGGTGTCAGTACAGACTAAAGAACCTCTAGAGCAGTGCTCTGCTTTTGCAACTGGATAATCCCAATA